CCGCCTACATCGAAGCGTTGAAGGTCAAGGAGGGCAATGTGGCCGTTGAGTTGAGCGAGGCGAATGCCGCCGCCTACCATGCACAAAAGAAGCTGGAGGCAGCGCAGGCCGAGGTTGCAGCCGCAAGGATGGCCGTTGAAGCAGCCGCCCAGCATGGGACGCAAGAGGGGCTTGAAGCCGCCGCCGTTGAGTTGAGTGCCGCCGCCATGCGTGAGAAAGCCGCCGCCGCCGAATTGGAGACGGCACAAGAGAATGCCAGCACCCTTGCGACACAAAAGGACACCATTTCGACCCAAATACATGCGGCCACGACCCAGCTCGATGCCGCCGCCCAACTGAAGGATGCAGGTGCCTCAAAGATTGCAGCCGCCGCCAAGATGATTGCAAAGAAGGCACAAGACCTTTGGAACGCCTCAATGCTTTCATCACCTATCTTTTGGATTGCAGCCGCCATCGCTGGTGTGATATTCCTGATTTACAAGCTGGCCACCGCTGAATCAGCCGCAGAGAGGGCGCAAAAGGATTTGAATGATGAAAGAGACCGATTCAGTGAGAGCCTTGAAGCGGAGCGTCAAGAGATTGAGGCTTGCATTAGTGTGATTCAGGATAAGACGGCAACCGATTATGAGCAAATCAAGGCGTATGAGAAATTGAAGCAGCTTTGCCCTGAAATTACCAACGCCTACACCCGTGAACAACTTGCATTGCAGGGGCTGTCAGATATGGCAAGAATCCTCAATGAAAAGATGGATGAGCAGGAGTACCAACATGCCATTGATGAACTTGAAAGATGGAGGAAAAAATTAGAGGAAGCCAAGGCTTCGTTGTATGAACAAAAGGGCGATGCGTGGACAAACTTTGCGCTTAATTTGTTTACGAAAAAAGAAGCCATTCCCTATGATGAGGAAATGATAGCTGGTCTTGAAAAGCAATTGCAGGATATTGAGGATTTGCGTAAGAAGGTAGAGGAAGGAAAAACACCTTTGAATGTCCGCATTGAGACCCAAACCGAGGTAGTGAGCGACCTTCAGGAAAAAATGGATGCCGTGCGTGATGAGTTGGATGCCGCCGAAAAGGAGAGCGAAACCAACCCATTCAGCTTCAATCTCTTTGCCCGTGTCGGGCTGAAAATGCAGTACGACCAAGTAAAAGAGCAATTGAACGCCGCCCAAGGCGTGCTTGACAATCTCGTTGCCCAGCAGCCCGAAACCTACGAATCAGCCTTCAACAATGCGAAAAAGGCCTACGAGGATGCCAATGCGCTTGTCGAAAAGATGAGGAAAAACCGTGCCGACTATACGCAAGCGGAATGGGTTGCCGCCCAAGATGCCTTGAAATCGGCCAAGTCCGCCTTTGAGAAACTCGGCGGAGAGGTGAAGTCGGCCTCCACATTGAAGAACGAGGCGAAGAAGGTTCAGGAGGCTTTGGAGCAAATCGAAGAGACCCGTGCAGAGGGTCAGAGGAAAGTGGATGAGGCACAACTGAAAATCCTTGAAGACGGCAAGGAAAAACGCCTGAAAACCATCGAGCTTGAACGCCAGCAGACCATCGCCGCCATCGACAAAGAGCAAAAGGAGTTGCAAAAGAAGTTGAAGGAGGCCGGCCAATCGATGACCGCCGAAGACTTGGCCATGTTTGATTCCCGCCGTGCCGCCGCCAATGACCTTGCAGCCGCACAAATCAGGAAAACGGAGGCCGAAAACGCGGAGTATGTGGCTGGGTTATATCAGGAGGTTTCCGAGGTGTTTATGACCGAGGAACAGCGTAAAATCGTGGCCATAAAAAAGACCTATGCCGAGACCCGCAAGCAGTTGCAGAAGGATTTGGAGGCTGGCAACCTGACCCAGCAGCAATACGATGATTTGCTTTTGCAGAACAATAAGGCAGAGGCTCAGGAAATCAAGGACGCTTGGCTGGAAATGTACGGCGACTACTACCAGCAGCGTGAAGCCCTTGCGAGGCAATGGGAGGCCAATTTGGCCAACATCCCAGCCGAGTACCAAGCGCAGGCGAGGAAAAAGATGGTTGAGGAAATGTCGGCATTGGATAGCGAACGCTTCAAAAACCTGATTGATTGGGACAGCGTTTTCGGCGACCTTGACACCCAATCCATTCAGTCGTTGAGGGCTAACCTCGATAGGATTAGGGCTTACTTCGAGCAAAACAAAGAGTCCATGAGCGCGACCGAAATCAAGGACTACACCGAGGCCATCAAGCGGATGGAGGATGAAATCGCCGACCGCAATCCCTTTGAGGCCATGCACAAGTCGTTGAATGACATCGGGGCTGCAAAGACGGAGCTGGTGAACGCCCTGAATGAGGTTGCCGATGCACAAAGGGCATTGACCGAGGCGCAAAACGAGTACAACCTTGCGGAGGAATACTACAACCAGCTTCAGGCCGAGGTGATGAACGGCGACCTTGCTGAGGATAGCGAGGAAATGATTGAGGCCAAAAACCGAATGGCCGAAGCCCAAACCAAGCTGAACCAAGCCGAGGAAAGGGGCGTGAAGGCCGAGAACAATGTCATCAAGGGGCGAAACAACCTGACCGCCTCTTACCGCAACTTCGCCACGGCCTTGAAGAATTGCGGCTCGGTGGTGGGCGATGTCGGCACCAAGGCAAAGAACCTTGCGGCCGTGTTCTCGAAGGATTTGGCCGACAGCATGGAAAAGGGCATCGACTTCATGGATGAAATCATCGATGCGGCCTCCAATGTGATAAACGCCATTTCGGATGTGGGCAAGGGTGCGGCCACGGGCATTGAGGCCGCTGTTGAGGCTTCGGCTCAAGGCTCGACCGCCGCTGCCGCCGCCGGTGCCACGGCAATCTCGACCATTGAAAAGGCATCGGTCATCCTGACCGTGATTTCAGCCGCCCTGCAGGTGGCCACTGCCATCGCCAGCCTATTCAATAGCGATGATGCCAAAAACAAGCAGATTGAGAGCCTGCAGAAGCGTATCGACCAGCTCCAATGGGAATTGCAGAATCAGGATATTTTGCGCTTCAACCGTGAGTATTTGGATATCTTGGAGCAGGTGAACACCACCCTTGGCGATTCCGTGGAATATGTGAGGCAATTCAATGAGGAATACAAGGCCGCACAAGCCGAGGCCGATGCCGCTTGGAGAAAGTATATCGAGAACCAAGACCAAGAAAACTCCGAGTGGCTATACTTGGAGTACATACGTAAGAAGGCCGTTGCCGAACATATTTTGCAGATTCAATCGGAGAATGAGGCCGTTGAGAGATTGGCGGATGCGTGGGTTGATGTGGACTACAACACCACCCGTGCATTGGGTGAGGCTCGCTACGAGAGCGCGAGGGAAAAGATTGAGAACCTGACCAAGCAGGTCATCCTCCTTCAGGAGCAGCTTGAGGCCGAGCAGGACAAAAAGAACCCCGATGACGAGGCCGTTCAGGACTACCAGCAGCAGATTCAGGAAACCGCCTTTGAAGCCGCCAATGTGGTGAAGGATATGATGGAGGAAATCATCGGCAGTTCAGCCGCCGACATCGCCTCCCAACTCGGTGATGCCTTCATTGAGGCCGCTGCCCAAGGCGAGGATGCTATGGAGGCGTGGCACAAGAAAGTGAACGACATCGTGGCCGATGTGATGAAGCGGATGATGATTCAGAAGTTCCTCGAGGAACCCATTGGCAACCTCTTCAACCAAATGCAAAAGAAGTGGTTTGACGATAGCGGCAACTTCAACGGCATTCAGGCCGTGATTGATTCATCCCAAGACTTTGCCAATGGCCTGAATCTAATTGGCACCGATTTTCAGTCCATTTGGGCAAACCTTCCCGATGACCTGAAAGAATGGTTCGGTACGGATGAGCGCGAAGGTTCCCAGCGCGGCATTGCCACGGCCTCGCAGGATTCGGTCGATGAGAACAACGCTCGCCTGACCACCATTCAGGGTCACACCTACAGCCTCGTTCAAGGGATGGATGAACTGAACGGGACGGCCTCCCTGATTCTCGATAGGGTGACGGGCATTGAGCGGAACACCGATGAGGCCAACAATAAACTTGACAATATGGGCAACCGTGTGAGGAACATCGAGAACACGATTGACGACATACAAAGGAACGGAATCAGGATAAGGGGATAAAGCCATGAAAGAGATTAAGGATGCGCAAAGGAAATGGCTGGAGGCGAAGGCCAAGGCCGCAAGGATGCAAGAGGGCAATGGTGACTTCGACCTTGCCAGCAAATTGAACGCTTGCCAAATGTTCAAGGGCGATGAGAGCATTGAGGATTTGGCGGCTTTGATGTTCAGTCCGCAGGGGGTCGAGTTCCTGACCCGCTACAAGTTCCCCGATTTGGCCGTTTTCCGCAAGTTCAAGAGGTATTCGCCCGCCAAGTTGGGGGTTTACATAGATGCGGGGCAAATCACCCTTGAAAACCCCGAAAAGGCGTTTTTGGTGGGAAATACCGTGGCCGTGTTGCGATTCGATGAGTTGAAGGCCAAGCGGGTTGTTATGATGCACGGTGCCAAGGCCACCGTTGAGGCTTCGGGCTGGGCGGTGGTGAAGATTGACACGGACGGCACCTGCAATGTGGAAATCAAAAAGTCTGACCATGCAAAAGTACTGCAATGAGATACCTGAACAAACTATTCATAGACGAATTGGACGCGATGGTCGAGTATGGCGTTTTCGTGGAGCGCAACGGCTATCGGCAATTGCTTCAGATGCCCGTCTTCAAGAAAATCGAGCAAACCGATTGGCCGGAGTTTGACGGCATCGAGGCGGATTTGGCCAACCCCATGTTGGACGGTAGGCAGTTCCAAATTCAGTTTTGCATCAAGAATGTGCGTTGGGCGGAGGATTTGTTCCTTGCCCTTTCGGATGGCGTTTACCACGAATTTGACTTCAAGGATTTGGGCATCAAGCGTAATTTGAGGCTGGTTTCAAACAACTCCTTTTCATCCTATGTGAGGCTGGGAAAGATGACCCTGACCTTTGCCGATGACACGCCAGCGGGATTGAAGGGCGACCCATACGAGCTGGGCGAGAGTGAGGTGGTGCAGCGCGGCTACAAGATTGACGGCATCGACTTCTCGCGGTTCGGTATGTATGTGCTTCGCGGTACTGACGATTCCATCAGGAAAGCCCCCAACGTGCGTGAGAACCTGAAAATCACGGCAAAGAATATGAGCGGCGTGAGTTACGACAGCAACGGGGATGTGCATTGGAAGTCGAAGGATGTGACCCTGAAGCTGTTCGTTAGAGCCGCCGACATAGATGAGTTTTGGGAAAGATACGGGGCTTTGTACCAAATACTCCTTGCGCCTGGGTTGCGGACATTCACCTTCAGGCCAATCGATATGACCTACCATTGTTTCTACAAGAGTAACAGCATAACGAGGTTTGACATACTGACAAGCGGGAAAGTGTGGTGCGAGTTTTCCGTGGTCTTGACCTTCACCGATTGGCACCCCGTCAGTTCGTGGCTGCTGCTTGAAACAGAGCGTGAGGAATTGGTCATCACCGAGAATGACGGCAGCAACATCAACTACAATATCAAGATTAGGATTTAACCATTTAATATCAATTTATTATGTCAGATACTCCTACAAAGAAAATTTCGGAACTGCCATTGAGTTCGGTGCTGACCAACCTATTCACCATTGGCGTTGACGAAAACGATGAGAGCGTAAAGATACCCATTGGGCAAATGCTCAATTCCTTGGCGCATGAGATTGACGATGTGGCTCAAGACCTCGATGACCTACAAGAGGCCTTCAATGATTTGGAGGTGACAACGGAAATGATTCAGGACGGAGCCG